GAAGAAGTGGGCGGCATCCGTGGAGTCCAAGGTGAAGGCGGATCTGCGGGCCGAGGTGGAGATTCCCGGTCTGGTTCTGGCTCCCGGCAAGAAGGCGTTTACGGTGACGGATGCCGCGGCGGCCTTTCAAGTTCTCAATAGCTTGTTCCCGGACGGTATCACGGCACAGGCGTTTACGGCCTGCTGTAAGGTAGGGATTACTGACCTGGACAAGCTAGTTCACGCCGTCCGCAAGGCTGCGGATGCCGGCGCCAAGGTTGCCGAGTCCAAGGATTGGCTGCGTAAGACGCTGGCGGGATGCGCGGAAGTGAAGGTTTCTGACGGATCCGTGAAGGAAGTGGAAGGAGGTGCGGCATGATGACCACGCTGACCATTACTTTGCCCCACACGCCGCGCTGCCTGTCCCCGAATGCGAAGGCCCCTCTCACGCAGAGGGGGGCCCAGGTGGCGGGATTCAAGAAGACGGCTGCCAAGAGCCGCGCCCGGAATATAGCCTGGGGCAGGACTTATGAAGCCCTGAATGGCCGGAGGATACAACCGACGCATTACCGGGTGGTCTGGTTTTACAAGGGTAATAAGCCGGATGCGGATAATTGCCTGGCGCGCTGCAAGGCGTATCTGGACGGCGCCTGCAAGGCTATGGGGATTGACGACAGGACGCTTGACTGCGCCGGGATTGAGCGGATTCACGACCTGGGACGCGCCGGACAGGTGGAAATCGTGTTTGAAAGGAGGGAACAATGAAGATTCAACTGAAAAGAATAGTGCTCTTGAAACAACGAGAGAAAGTTTTGCTGAATGAATTGAAGCAAATTCAAGAAGAGATTCTATTTATTGAAAATCTAAAGGATGATCAACTTGGAGTTTATGAAAAAATCATAGCGAATCATGATTCCATTGGAATTGAACAAAAACAATTAAAGGCTTCGATAAGACAAGAACTGAAAAAACAAGGGAAGAATATTGACTGGCTGGCAAGAGAACTAGGGAAAAGTACAGGGACAGTTAAAAATTGGTTCTATGCAAATTCCTACATAACAGAAGAAAATATAAGTAAAATAGAAACTGTATTGGAGAAAGGAGGCCAGCAATGATTAACATCCTCTTATCCGTCAGGCGGCCTTTCTCCGGGAAAATTCTGTCCGGCGAAAAGAGATGGGAGTTGCGGAAAAATGCACCCCGCATCCCCCGCGGAGAACACGTCACATTGTGGCTTTATGAATCCGGCAAGGACGGGGAACGGGCAATCATCGGCAAGTGCCAGTTAAAGTATCTTTTTCCCGTGATTTCCCGCGTTCCTATTTGGCTGCCCTCAAAAGCTTGCGTAACGGAAGAATATTTGCAGAGCTATTTACCCTGTAAAGCCTGGGGAGTTCATGACCCCGTGCGTCTTCCCCATGCCGTGCTGCTGGATGACATCGGCCTGACCCGTCCGCCGCAGTCTTGGAAGTATCTTACTGACGAGCAAGCGGCGATTTTGGAAAGGAGGTTCGCATGAATATTGAGCATTTTAATTGGTCCGCTGATTTAGCGTTTGCTCACATGGTTGAAAATAAAGGGAAAATCATGGAATATGTTGACCCTGTTGGAGCCATTATAGGGGTAATGTGGAATGGAGCCTATTGGATAAAGATAGATAAATATGGGCTGCAAAGAGAAGCTTCTTTTACGCCGTACATGACCAGGGTAAAATTCCGCCCTAAAAATACGAAAGGAGGCTTGCAAGTTCCTGCAATTGGGAGCCGAGAAAGGAGGGGGAGTGAAAGCCATTCTTGACGCCTGCTGCGGCTCCCGAATGTTCTGGTTTGACCGCCGCCACCCTGACGTGGTGTTCATGGATCGCCGGGAGGAAACGCACACGCTTTGCGACGGGCGAACCCTGGAAATCAAGCCGGACGTCGTCGGGGACTTCAGGGAGATGCCTTTCAGCGACGGGGCGTTTCGCCTTGTCGTGTTCGATCCTCCGCATCTGATTCACGCCGGGGAATCGTCCTGGCTGGCCAAGAAGTACGGAAAGCTGGACCGGAAGACATGGAGGGATGATTTGAAGGCCGGATTCCGGGAGTGTTTCCGGGTTTTGAAACCGGGCGGCGTTCTGGTGTTCAAATGGTGCGAGGATCAGGTTTCAACCGCAGAAGTGCTGAAACTGGCCAGCCATGAACCTTTGTTCGGACACCGCCGCGGGAAGACCGTCTTCCTGGTCTTTATGAAATCTACAACCCCCAACTGACGCTTTTTTGATATGGCCGGAGACTGGATCAAAGTGGAAAAAGAACTGAACGATAAGCCGGAAGTGCGCCGCATGGCCCGCGCTCTTCATTTATCCAGGTTCGACATTGTAGGACGTCTTGTTTCCGTATGGTCCTGGGCGGACACTCATTCTTTCACAGGTTCCGGGATGGACATCTCGGAAGAAGACATTGACGACATTGCGGACCTGAACGGGTTCGCCGATGCGCTTCGCCAGGTGGGCTGGCTCAAGGGACGCGCTGCCTCCCTTGAGTTCCCCAACTTTGGACGGCACAACGGCCAATCCGCGAAACGCCGCGCAATGGAAGCAGAAAGAAAACGCCTGGAAAGAATGGGTTACGACGATAATGCGGACAAACGTCCGCACAGGAAGCGGACAACATGCGGACAACATGCGGACCAGAGAAGAGAAGAGAAGAAAGAAAACATTGTCCCTCTAACGAGGGCCAATGAAAAAGAAAAACGCGCCATTCCGTTGCCGGAGACGTCCGAAGAGGTGGAGGCTTTTCTGTCGGCAGAGGCCTTCAAAGGCGCTCTTCCACTTCAACATTATGATATTAAACAAATTGCCTTGCTTTTCTTCAACGACCGGGAAGCTTCCGGATGGGTGGACAGGCAGGGAGTTCCGGTAGCCAATTGGCGGGCCGCTGTGAGGGCGTTCGCTTTGCGATACCTCGACAACATCCGGAAAAGAAACACTCCGGAACCACAACAAACTACTCAACAATCAAAAACTTATGGATATTAACATGAACAATGTACATTCCGCCGCCGCCATGTGCGACGACCAGGAAATAGCCGGGATCCTGAACCGCCTGGAAGCCTTGGTAACGGACGACCCGGAAACGGAGGAACGCGCCGCCCTGGAGGCAGCCATGAGGGAAGAGCTGCAGCGCCGGGAGGACGAGTTCTGCCTTCTGTCATCTTCCGGATTCCCGCGCCGGGCCCTTCATGCCCTGGATACGTTGCCGGACGGTGAAACGCCGTGGAAAGCCGCCAGGCGTCGCGTAAGCGCGCTGGTGAAAACGCCCGGCGCGATTGTAGCGCTGCATGGCCCATGCGGCACAGGGAAAACCGTCATGGCTTCATCCATTGCCCGCGGACTGACGCGCCTTGGAAGGTCTTGCCGGTACAGCAAGGCTTATGATTTTTGCCTTGCCCTGCGTCAGGACGAAAAAGCTCGCGAAAAGGGCGTGATGTCCCGTTTCAAGCGGCCCTACTTTCTAGTTCTTGACGAATTCCACGAGCTGAAGCGTTCAGACTTCGCGGCCTACTCAATCGATAGGCTGGTAGATGCCCGCTTCCAGTCAGGGAAACCCACTTGCATCATTTCCAACCTCCGGGCGGAAGAGGTTGAACCTGCGTTGGGTCCCGCCATTGTCAGCCGGATGCATGAAGCCGGAGGCGTCATCACCTGCGAATGGGCTTCTTTCCGGGAATTGAGAGAAGAAGCGGAACAGGGAGGATGAAGGATAATTGACTGTCACCCATTGAATCTTGATTCAGTTTCCATGAACCATTAAACTACAGCCGCAGGAAAAAGAAACCTACCACCAAAAGAAAACCGGGGCGACCGAGCCTCTACACCGAGGAACTGGCCGCTGAGATAGCCTCCCGCCTGGCCGACGGGGAAACCATGAAATCCATCTGCTCCGATGACCACATGCCGGAGGTCTGGACGGTCTGGAATTGGCGTGAAACAAAGCCGGAGTTTTCCAAACTCATTCAACGCGCGCGGGAAGCGCAGTCGGAAGCCATGCTCGACGCCTGTCAGGAGCTGGCCGACGAAGCCGCGAAAGTCGCCCTTGACCCGGAATGCGGCTCCGCCTCCGTCGCCGCGAAGAAGCTCGCCATTGAAACCCGGCTGAAAGTCGCCGCCCGCTTCGCGCCGGAGAAATTCGGAGACCGGGTCCGCCAGGACGTCGCCGGCGTTCCCGGTGCGCCGCTGGAACGGAAAATCACGCTGGACCCCGAGCAGCTAGCCCAGCTGCAGGAAGACGAGAAAACCGCGTTGGAAACCATTGCCGGCAAACTCCATCCCTAACCCGTCAGGACACGAATCCCCGTCAGCTTCTTCTTGCGCCATATCCTCCGCCTTGACCCCTATCCATGGCAGGTGGAGGCCATCAAGGCGTTGTCCCTGGGCAAGCTGACCCTGGGAGGGAAAAGCGTGGCTCTGGTCGCTCCTAACGGATCCGGCAAGACAAGCAACTGCATCGCTCCCGCCATCCTGTACTTTCTCACCTGTTTTCCGCGGGGACAGGTCCCCGTTACGTCCTCATCGTGGATGCAGGTAGAAAAGCAGCTCTTTCCCGCGCTCCGCCGCTACATGGACAATCCTTTCTTTTCCGGCTGGACCTTCAACAAGACGGAGATCCGCACGCCGGAGGGAGGCTTTGCCGTGGGTTTCTCCACCGACAACGCGGGACGTGCGGAAGGATGGCATCCAAAAATCTCGCCCGGCGTGGACCCGGTCTTTTACGTCCTGGACGAAGCCAAAACCATTCCGGACTCCATCTTCACCGCTGTTTCCCGCTGCACGCTCTTTCACGCGTTCATCACCTCATCGCCGGGCGCCGATTCCGGCACCTTTTACGACTGCTTTCACAAAAATTCATCACTCTACTACAAAATCCGCGTCAAATACGAGGACTGCCCGCATATCGAAATCAATGACCCGGGGAAGGCCGAACGCCTCAAGAAAGAATACGGCGAGCAGTCCTCATTTTACCGTTCCGCCATCCTCGGCGAATTCACCGACCTGGACGGACAATCCGTCATTTCCCGGCGCTCTCTCATGGAGCTGGTCAACAACCCGCCTCCCTTCCTGGACACCGGAGAGACCTGCGGCGGCTTCGACTTTGCCGCGGGGGGCGATGAAAACGTCTTCGCGGCCGGGCACGGCAACCGTTTTTTCATCGCCGACCACTGGTCCGACCCGGACACCGTAGGAGCGCGCGGACGGTTCCGCCGAAAGGCCGCCGAGCTCGGCATCCCCGCCGACCGCATCTTTGCCGACGGCGACGGCATGGGGCTCCCCATCATTGACGACTTCCGCGCCGAGGGCTTTCCGGTGCACTCCTACCGCGGCGGATTCCCGGCGGATGACACACAAGCCTTTGTCAACCTGCGCGCCCAGGCATGGCGGTCCCTGGCACGCGCCATCGAGGAAAAAGAACTCATCCTCGATATTGACGAGGATACGATTGAACAGCTTGTGGCGCCCCGAATCCAAACCGACGCAATAGGCCGCGTCCGAATTGAGAGCAAGGAAGATATGGCGAAACGGGGCGTTCGCTCCCCAGACCGGGCTGACGCCCTCGTCATGGCCTGGCACGCGCGCCGGAACAGCGGACTGGCGCGGACGCTGGGGGCATGGTACGCCCGGCCCGTGTCATCAAAACGCGCTTACGGGAGATATTAGGGTTGACAACATATCAACATATCAATATATGACGATATGTAAACAATCGCGGGATGGTGAAACGGTATCACGCGGGTTTCCTAGGCCCGAATTGAAAGTCCAATTCTTTCTCCCGCAACCACCATTTTCTTTAGTTTTTAGCCAGGTTTAACGCCGTCAAAAATATCCTCAACGCCCCGAAGCTGGTCGCCCAACAGGAGACCAGAATCAAGGAGCTTGAAACGGAACTCACCCGGCGAGCGTTGACGGAACAGAGCCGGAAGCCTAACCAGCCCCAGTGGTACGAATATTGGGATCCGTTACAGGGCGCCGACCTGCAAACCCTGATTGACGCCCGGAACGAAGCGCGGCGGGGAGCTTTTGCCCGCCAGATGCTCATCTGGGACGAGGTCATCTACTCGGACGGACTGTTGGGAATGCTGTACTCCCGGCTCATTGAAAGCGTTTCCATGCAGGGCTGGAAGATTGACGCGGCGGACGACAGCCCGGAAGCCCAGCGACAGCAGAACGCGCTGGAAGAATTCTATCACTCCGTCACCGGACTTCAACAGGCCTTTGGGCAGTTGGCTTCGGCCATGTTCTACGGTTACGCCCATCTCCAATACATTGAGGACGCCTGGGGCCGCCGCTTTGAATTCATCCCCCAACGCTATTGGGTCCGCCCCGGAGAGTTGAACGAATGGCAGTTTAATCCCCAGTGCTACATCGGAGTCGACACCGGCGAAAGCGTGGAAGAAGAAACGCTCGTCGTCATGGAGCACCGGAACCCCATTCTTTTTCCGGCAACACGCGCTTCTTTTGAGCGTAACCATGCCAAAGTCACGTGGGACAACCATATGGACCGCTACGGGAGCGCCCCGGCCATCATCACGGCGCCCAAGGACGCGAGCGCCGCCGTCATGGACGCGCTGGAACGGGCCTGTGAGGAACTCAAATCGGGCGCCTCCATCGTGCTTCCTCCCGGCTGCACCGCGGAACCGCTCAAGGCGTCCAACATCAACGAAAACTATTTCCTCTCCCGCATCAACATGGCCGACAAGGACCAGGTGCGGTTTGTGATGGCCGGCACCCTGACCGTCCTGAATGAATCAGGATCCGGCACGCTGGCCGGAGGAGCGCACACGGACAGCTGGAATTCGGTCGTCTCCGCGGTCTGTTCCAAAGTATCCGAAGCTTTTAACGCCGCCATCAGCCCGCTTGTTCTGGGAGACGGCGAACCGCTGGCCAGACTCCACATCACCTTTGACACCGTCCAGACGCCGCTGCAGAAGGCCGAGGAAATTGCCGCCCTCGCGGACGGAGGCGTCCGCCCCGAGAAGACCGAAATCGAAGAAAAGATCGGCATGTCGATCGAGGACACGCGGGAAGCCGTTCCGGTGACGGCTGCGGCCAACAGGGAGCCGGAAAAAGCCCTCATTCCGCCCGACGCATACGAGCAGCTGCAGCAAATGATTTACGCCGGACTCATGAAAGGATTTAACGATGATCGCTACGAAACAAATCAATGACCTGTCCCGACCCGCCAACGGCTGGTTTCACATTGAGAAAAGCGGAGACCATGACGTCGACTACGGCGAGGGTCCCGCCGTGCTGCGCATCGACGAGCAGGCGATCCGGGACATGGTGGACGACTTCAACGCCCGCACCTTTGACGGGCCGGGCATGCTCATCGACGGCGACCACCTGAGCCACGACCTTTCCCGCGATACGCGCGCGCTTGGATGGCTCAAGAGGCTGGACACCTACCGCGACCCTTCCGGCACGCTGGAACTCTACGGCTTCATTGAATGGACGCCGCGCGGCCTGCAAATGCTGCAGGACAAGGAATACACGCAGTCATCCACGGAATACGGTGAAGGGATGACCTTGACGAACGGCGTTTACCGCCCGTCGCGCCTGACCGGTTTCGCCCTGACCAACCGCCCACGCATCAAAGGAAAGCGGCCTCTGGTCAACCGACAGACTTCCCCCGCCTCCGAAGAGGCCGGGGGCGAACCCAAAAGCCCCGAAGAGGGGGAAACAACCCAGAACACCAATATGGAAAACGACGATAGATACCATCCGTCCGAGGAACTAAGCAGGCAAAGAGATATTTTGCTTGATAGCATCCTTGACAAAGCGGACATCGAATTCGATGGAACTGATAAAATGCTCAAGGAGATCCTGGAACGTGTTGATCACCTTTTCGATTTGGAAAAGCGTGAGAAAGACCGCGTGAACGCCGAAGTGGACGACGCCGTCAGCATGTACGAAAACGCGCTGGACGAGGAAGAACGCGAGGAATTCAAGGAAGAACGCCGGGAAGAGCTGAAAAATTCGCTCCGGGAAAGCCCCGCCGCGCTGAACGCTTTTATCCGTGCGCTCAACCGCCAGGCGCCCGCACCGAAACAGGAGCAGCCGGAGCAGAAGAAGCTTCCGCAAAGGACGCCTTTGAACCGCCGCGCGACGCTGAATCCCCCTGACCCATTCCGCAAGAAGGAATCCATTGACGCATTCAACAACCGTGTGAACGAACTCATGAAGGGAGGAATGAAGCGATACGACGCCTACCAGAAAGCGACCGATGAAGGCTTCATTGTTGTCAACGAACGATAACCACTAACCGCTAAAAACCAATGCCATCAATCAACATCACCCAAACAGACGCCGAAGTCTACTTCAACGCGCCGGAAGGCGTTGACCTGTCCGCCCTGGAAGGATGCGTCGTCGCGCTGACCGGAAACCCGGATATTCCCGAGCTGATCGGAACCCCGCTGACGGCTCTTCCCACCCAGGACCAGCTGCTAGGGCTCGTCACTCAAATTCAGCCCGACCGTGGCACCTGCTGCGCCGTGCTGGTCGGCATGTTCGCTGGTCTGGCCAAAGCGTCTCTTGCCGAGACTCCCGGAACGATCAGTGTAGGAACGCCGGTGACCATCACCGCCAACGGGACCTGGAAAGCCGCCGCCAGCGGAGAAACCGTCTATGGACGAGCCATCCACAACCGGTGGGAGCCGGGGAAAATAGAAATCGGTTTTGTCGCTCAATACCAGGTTGCGGCCGCATAACCTCACCTCTAACCATTAGAAAGACCAACCACAAGGGCTAATCTATTTTATTCAGCTTATCAGTTCACGGACGTCCTGACCTCTTTCTCCGTCGGTGCGGGGAATACGGAACGGGACTCCATGATCAATCGCATCGCTCCGCTTGTTCCGGTTTACGACATCTCTTTCCAGTATATAGTCTGGGACACGCCGGCCGCGTTTACGGTGGAGCCCATCCAGGTCGCGCCGGGAGAACCGCCCCGCCAGACCTCCATGCTCGGAAGGAACGAAACCGACACCCTTCAGGGGTACGCGCTGACGGATCCGATTCCCGATATTCTGCTGGGGGTCAACAGGGAGAAGGCGCAGGCGATTCTGCTCGCTCATGCCCGCTTCCTGGAATCGAAATTCGTCACGTCTTATGAATACCAGCGCGCCAAGCTCATCGAAAGCCAGGTTCCGGCAGCGTCCGGTTATGGCGATTGGGATAATCCGCAGAAAAACCCGCTGACGGATTTGGACAACGCGATCCGCACCATCAATGCCACTGCCGGGAAAATGCCGAATACCATTGTTTTCGGTTCCAATGCCTGGGCCCGTCTTCGGGCTAATCCGCTGGCAAGAGAGGTGGTGTCATACAACAGCGTCGGCCTCTTCAATGAAGATCTGTTGAACAGATCATTGTTCATGAGGATGAATGAAGTCTTCGTCAACAACATGCCTTTCTATGATCCGTCCGGTCAAGGAAAGACGATGATGGAAGACGACGTCTACATCCTCTATAAAGAAGATTCCCCGACGCAGTTTGACGCTTCGGCTATCAAGACCTTTGCGCTTAATGGACAATTCCAGCGGGAAGTAACGACGGAATACTTCCCGACCAACAAGGAGACAAAGGTGACCAACCGGGTCTATTCGCTGACCAAGCTGACCAACCCCGGCGCCATCATCCGCATCAACACGGCCTCCGCCGATTAACCCCAACGCCCGCCTCCATCATGTCCGCCTTTCCTGCCTGGTCCACGATTTCCACCGACGAAGCCGATCGGCTGCTCGGCCTCAACACCGCCGAACGCGACGCCCTGGTGACCTCCGGGGAGCAGCGCAGCCTGGACTACCGGGACGTCATGATGGAGGCGGTCAACGATGTCTGCATGACCATCCGCGGGGCTCTGGCCAACAACCTCGCCCTGCGGCAATCGCTCCAAAACAGCGGCATGTACGACATCCCTCAAAGCATGCGGTCCCTGGCATGGCCGCTGATTATCCGGCAGCTCTATCTGCGCTACCAGCTCAACCTGACCGAGACGCGCCAGAAGGCCGCCGAATCGGCGGACGCGATGCTGGCGCTCTACGCCAAAGGGGACATGCTTCCGGAAAGCGTGGACGGCTCCGCTCCCGCGGATCCCGCCTACATGATGCCGCGCTACACGCGCCGCCCCTGGTTCAATCCGATGAGAAGCACCTACAGATGATGACCGCCGCCCAAATGGAAATGATTGCCAACGACTACGCCGAGCGCGCCTTCTTCGTGTCCGGGGTGGAACCCGGCGTCATCCTGTCCGATTTTGAGGACAAGGCGTCACAGGTGGCCTCGGGAGCCTTGAGCTACGAGGAAGCGCAGCGGGCCATCCGCGAAACCCTGCGGCAGCAGGGATACCGCCCCCCGGCGACGGGGCAGGGAGGCATTCAGGATTTGTCCTCCTGGGTCCGCATCCAGGTCGTCATGGAAACCAACGCGGCCATGGCCCACGGCTATCGGAACTGGTACGACTGGACGCAGGACGAAGACACGGCCGTCTTCAAATTTTACCGCTCCCAGGGGCGGGAAGACCCGCGCTATTGGGCCGAACGCTGGAACCGTGCCCGGGCCGGGCTGGAAGAAGAAGCCACGGAAGCGGTATCATCCGGTTTCATCCGCGGAGAAACAGTCGGCTATGCGCTGGCGGCCTCCGACATCTGGATCCGCCTCTCGCGGTTCGGAACTCCCTACCCGCCCTTTGACTACCTGTCCGGCATGAACATTGCCCCCGTGGGCGCCGAAGAAGCCCGCGCGGCCGGTCTGGACGTGTCGCGCGTCCGTCCCGCTCCCGCCAGCTTCAACGCCACGTTGGAAAGCAATGCCAAAGGCGTGACGGAATCCAACAGGAACAAGATCCGCCGCATCCTGAAAGACGCCGTGCGCGTCAAGACCGGGAACGACGGCAATACCACCTTTGCCTACACGGACCCGAACGGCACGCGCCCTTACACGGACGCGGAACTGGCGGACGTCCTGTCCGGGGATTTCCCGGAAGAGATCCCCTTGCGCCAGGCCCAGGCCTTCCGCCTGGCGGCGGCCGGGGGATCCGTGGCAGGAACGCTGGCGGCCCTCTACCTGGACAGGCTGCTGGACCGCCTGTCCTCCGAGCCGGAAGGCGTCTGGTACGCCCGGCCCGCGGACGTGGCCGCCGCGTCCTCCCGCCAGTATATCCCCGTTTCCCGGAAGGAAGAGGGGGAATTCACCTGGCGCCTTAATTCCGGGCACGTCAAGAAAGTGGAAGACGTTGCCGGAGCCCTCCGCGTGGAACTGCCTACCCCTTACGTTTTACCCTCCAAATGGCTGTAACCGTCCATATTGACCAGACCGCGATTGACCGGGCGTTTGCCGACATGGATCCGTCCGCGGCCCGGCACAAAACCGCCCTCCGCAAGTCCGGCGTCGCCCTGAGCCTGCTCATCCAGGAAACCCTGCGCCAGCAGGGCAAGGACTACTACGACGGCGCGGCGGACGCCACGACCATGGAAGAAACCGCCGAGGGCGTCAGCGTCTTCATCGCCTGGCGCGGCATCGGCCTGCACTGGATCGGCACCCAGGGTTATCTGGGCGGCCCGCTCCGGCCTACGGGGCGCACCTCGGAAATCACCGGGAACCCGATCCGGAACCTGGCCATCCCCACCATCAATGCCCCCCGCGGACATGGCGGAGCCCGGAGCATTTACAGCGCCGGCTTCCGCAAAGAGGACTTGCAATTCATCCCATCCAAGAACGGAGGACGCAACGGCAATGTGACCGGCGTCCTCATCCTCAAGACGGCGCAATCAGCCACCGGAAAGAAAGCGTCCCGCAAGCTGTTCCGGCAGGGAGTCAGAACGGGCGACGTGCTCTACGTGCTGTGCCGTGAAGTCACGATCCCGCCCACGCCGGGAATTCTCCCGACGATGGACCGGATGGCGCAGCGCGCCGCGGAAACCTACCTTGCCAACATCGGAAACGAACCATGATCCCCTCCATCGACCAGACCATGTGCCGGCGCATCATTGAGCGCCTGAAGAACCTGGGAGCGCTGAACTGCCACATCTTCGAACGGCCCTTCGACCCACAGTACGCCGCCAATGACATCATCATGTCGGCGATGGGCAACAACGGCGTTGTTCTGGTGTGCCCCGGGGACGCGGCAGAATACCAGGACGGGCACGGACAAACGGAAGCGCCGACGATGTGGCGTCAGTATTTCATCATCGCCTCCATTTATCACAACGCGTCCCTGTTCCCGGCGGCATGCCTGACGCCTGATTATTATCTTCGGGCGGTTGGGGACGTGATTGAAGAAGCCCTGTGGAACTGGAATCCTCTTCCCTTTTCCGCACCGGCGATGATGAAACCCAAAATCAAAGGCCGTTTTTCCTCCTCCGCCATCATTGACGGCGAGAAGCGGCAAATGAACGTTTTGACCGTGGATTACCGTGCCCCGGTTAATATTAACATGAGAACCAAGCCAGAATTCTATGAACAAAGCATCAGCAACTGACAAGAAGGCCGTGCGGAAGAGCGCCCCGAAGCCGGACGAATCTTCCGAAACCGCCGGCAAAACGCCGTCCGCACCGGACGAAAAGAAGAAAACAACTGACAAGAAGGCCGTGCGGGTCATTCGCACCCGCGCCGAACTGGACGGAGGGCTGGTTCTCAGCCTCTCCATGAAAACCGATACCCCGGAACTTCCCGCGAACGTCGCGGAAGCTCTGGCCACCCTTAACCTCGTTGAAATCAAATGAGCAAAGCAGCTGCAGCCAACACCGAACCGGAAAAGAAGACGGAGCAGGCCGCCGTCATCAACACGAACATTCTCATTCTGTCCAAAGAAGTGAGGATAGGGCGCTCAACGTTCTTGAAAGGAGCGCATATTCGTGTTACGAAAGAACTCGCCGATAAGCTGGAAGCCGACGGCAAGGCAACCATCATCTACTAACCATTTCAAGCATCAGGGCTACTACATACGATCCCACCTTTACCAACCGCAATGTAACGCCGCAGATTACCGGCGTTCTGGCGATTTTCCTCCCCGACGGCATCAAAGTGACCGAAGACGAGGGAGCTTCTTACGTCACCGGACCGGACCAGTTTCCGACGCCTCCCACGGCTCCGCCCGCCGATCCGACAGCCGGGCCTGAACAGCCTTGGGTGAGTTTCGGGCTTTTGGGGGCTTTCCAATCCGTTGCCACCCAGGTCGAAGGGGAAGTAACGCGCTTTTACGGAGGCGCGCTGGGATATCGCCAGCAGCGCAAGAACACGACGACCGGAAAGCGGATGACCTTCACCACGCCGGACATGTCTCCCGAATGGTTCCAGCTGTCTTTCGCCCTGGGAGCGCCTCCCGCTAATGGCGAGGAATCGACCACCGTCGGACATGGCGGCGACAACAAGATCGAAGGGTATCTTCATTTCTGGTATCAGAATGACGTGGGTACGATCTATCTGGTCGGAACGGCGCATGGCGCCTTGCGCCTGCTGCAGGACCCTGAGCACACCACGGCGATTGCTTCACCACAGTTCGAGTTCGAAATGGATTATCGCGGCAAGTACCAGTTCACGCCCTCCAATGTGCAGGACGTGACGCCGACGCCGGGTTCCTGACGCGTTTCACCAGGGGGGCGCGCTGCCCCCCGCATCCTCTTTTTTTCCCAGGCAGCAGGCAGGCAAATACGATATCCGGACCGTCACGGGGCTGAACCAGTCGCTGGTCGTCCGCGTGGTAGATTTTCAGGGGGATCCCGTCGACATGAGCGGCGTCACCCTGCGCGGCGCTGTCCGTCTCAAGACGGGCGTCGCCGAGTTCGGCTTTTCCCACGATGACGAGGGCAACGGCGTGCTTTCCTGGGCTTCGGTTCCCGCGGGCATGTGGTCCTATGACGTTTTCATGGACGACGGCAGCGAGGAAAGCCCGCTCCTTTACGGACGCTTTATTTCTTCGGGCCGGGTGACGCCGGACTTGCCGGACGAACAGCAGGCCGTGGCGGGCGCGGTCGTCGTGCAGCTTCCGGAAGGAAGCGGCTGCGTGCAGGTCATGCTTGACAACGCGTCCAGCGCCGCCTGGTACGCGGAGCAGGCCAAAAAGTACGCCGAGAATTTTAATCTGTCCGTGGGTCAGGTCACCACCGGGGAACCGGGGACGCCCGCCAACGCGGAAGCCGTCAAGGGGTCCGAAGTGGGATCCTATCTGCTCAATTTCACGATTCCCCGCGGGGATGTTGGTCCTCAGGGACCGTCAGGCCCGCAGGGTGAACGGGGTGAAACCGGCCCCGAAGGGCCGCAAGGTCCACGCGGCGAAACCGGGGAACGCGGGCCGCAGGGCGAAACCGGGGAGCAGGGACCGAAGGGAGATACAGGACCGGCGGGGCCTCAAGGCCCGGAGGGCCCCCAGGGGCCGGAAGGTCCGGCAGGCCCCCAGGGGCCGCAAGGGGAAAAGGGAGATCCGGGAACCCTGACGTCCAACGTCGGAGACGTCAACATCGGAGGCGCCCTGACCGCTGAATCGGCTACTATCAACGGGCCTCTGGTCGTCAACAACCCGGACGGAAGCGGAAGCGCCGGAACCCTGAATCAGATTTACGGAATCACCCGGTTTTACCAGTCCGTTGATCTCCGGTCGGGCGGCTGGCTGCGCGGAACCTTCATGGTAGAGACCGGCATTCTGAATATTTCCCAGGGCGCCAGCTTCAACTGCGCGGGGGCGGCCACGTTCTCAAGCGCCGTCAACGCCAACGGCGGCGTCAACATCCCGCTTGCCGCGGGCGCGCCGGCCAATGAATCCGGCGTCAACCGGCTGTATGCCGCGGGCATGGGAGGCGCGGCCAATATTTATACGGCCGGCGCGTTTCTGAATACGGACTCCCTGTCCACGACCGGGACGGCAACGGTTACTAAAACGGTTCCCTGGCAGATGGCCCGCATCGGTATTCCCGCGGGAGCTCACACAACCATTCAGGCACCCTTTGAAGGACCCAGTTCTCAATGGAATTATTCTTCCTGGGCCGGATTTTCGTTTGTCTGGCGGGCTACCGCCGCCGCAAAGCTGACGATGGGCATCGGACGCGGAGCGAAAACAATCAGGACGGACCTCACCACGGATTCCTACACGATTATTCCCGGCAATGACCTGGCCTTTAATTCCGGGGAGATTCTGGACATCACCTTTGACAATGTGAGAGACACGGCCCGCAACGGCTATACGGTGCGCGTCCGTGAGATTTACGCGCTCAATTCCACGGATGGGTGGCAGGTCAAGACGACGACCAGTTTTATTCCTGCGACACAGAACGAGCCCATCCCGTGGACGGTCTGCAAGATTATTTACCAGCAGCAGGAGGTTGCCAACAGCAGCGTTTATGAAAACCTGGGAGGGCTCTGGCTGATGGTCACGGGAGCACAGACCAATAACCTGTACAAAATCGCCACCTGCCGCGGCGTCTCCAATTTTGAGACCGGCGTCGGCGTTTCCAGGTGGGTGACGGACGTGATTAACACGACGAGCGGAACGGCTTCGGTTTACGCCGGGCCCGGCGAATATGCCTACTATCAGCCGGGGCAGATCAACCCGCTTTTCTACGGATTGGAGGCCATAGGAACCAATGCTGTTGAATCCGAGGCAACCGCGGCTTTTGAAGATATTAACGTACCCCTTGAAGAATCATGAACGACGGAGAAATACAGCTACAGTTTCCTAAGCCGGGCAACTGGCAGGAATTCATCCTGACAGCCATCTATCAGGATGCGGACGGGTTCACCCGTGTGGCCCGTTACACGCCTGCCGAAATTCCAGCGGAACAGGCCCCGGCCATGCAGGCGGTAGTGGCCGCTCTGGTTGGACTGGCGGAACCGTGGCAGGCGGTGCAGGTGTGGGCAAGGCTGGGAAAAAATGCCCTGACCCTCGCGGAAGACGGCACCTATATACTGATTGATGCGGTGTCTTTGACCGTTGAGGCCGTCCATGCGGAGACCAAAGGCCGCAGGATATTTACGGTTTATGACTACCCGGCTTTTGTGATCACGGATCCCGCCGCCGTGGCATTTTTCAAGCATTTCACTACTAACCAATAACAACATAATAAAATGACTACTAATGATCAATGCAATCATGCCGAGTCTATCGCCAGAGAAATGCACATGTACTATGCAGCCCAGGCACACAATGAGTCCAACACTCCAATCCCTCACTGGGCAGACCTGACGGAAAACGAACAGAAAGGATGGATTGCTGTATCAAATACTGCTCTCTCCATCATTGGTAAGCATGCGCTGGGGGATGTGAAAGACTACCTCGGTATTAAGGCATCCGGCGCATCTAGCTTGTGGAAAAAGGCTTTATATGCAGCCGGAGCGGTTATTGTCGGGGCTATCATTGGCACCTTGGGAATGTCCCTCTCCGGCTGCGGTCATTCCGTAGACGTGACGCCGGGCCGCACGGAGGTATGCAAGGACGGCTCCTGCCTCGTCATTGAGCAGGGGCATATCTCCTATTCCCAAGCACAGCCGGAAACGGACGTTCCGCCCGTTGTGCAGGTAATTCCCTCCAAGAAGTAACACCATGTGCAAACTCTCCGAAGTATCGGCGCGTTTCATGGATTTTGCCAAGGCGTCACCCGGGTTTGCCTGCGTCATGCTGTCGCTGGTCATTTGCGGCGCGTCCTGCTGGTACATCGGAGATGTCATGGGACACCATAATGACCGGCTGTGTGACCTGATGACCATGCAGACACAGGCTCAGGTCGAGACGGCCAAGGCGATTCAGCTGCTTGCCGTCAGAATTGAGAATATCGAACGGAAGTTGGAAAAATAGGCAACAGTAAAGTTTTTCTTACCAGTTCAATCATATTAACGACCAACCATTAAAGGAGAATACTCATGAAAATAGCCATTGATATTGGACATGCCAACAACACCGGATCCCGCGGGAACGGTCTTGAAGAACACGCCGTCGCCGTGACGATCGCCGAATGCCTTGCCCCCATGCTTCAGGGACTGGGCGCCAAGGTGGACGTGATTGACTTTCCTGGCATGAGCAATGCCCAGGATTTGAACGCCACCATCAAGGCCGCCAATGAAGGCGGCTATGACTTCGGCATTTCCCTTCATTGTGACAGCGCCAGTACTGAAAAAACGGTGGAAACTGAAACAGGGCCGGAAATCATAAACGTCCCAAATCCCGGCCCGCATGGCGCCCATGTATGTTTTTACCCAGGCAGCGTCAAGGGCAGCAGGCTGGCCATGTGCATCGCGGAACCTCTTTCCCGCCTGCTTCCCGGCCGGGCCAATACCGTGCAGTCGCGTCCGGGCCTCGCCGTCCTGAAAAGGACCCGCTGCCCGTGGGTGCTGTGCGAATGCGGCTTTATCACCAATCCTGAAAACGCCGCCCTGATGAAGGACCATCCCGGACGCATTGCCGAAGCGATTGCCGAAGGGGTGAAGGACTACCTCAACCAGTAACCGCCCATGACCTACCAGGCCCCCTACGCAGCCCGCTACGTTTCCGCCGCCGGCAACCAGATTCAGCTGCTCAACCTCTGGGACGATACGCCGGAGCCGCCCCGTTTCGGCGGTTCCATGGAAGCATTTGAAACGTCGCTGGTAGACGGTCCCAGGGCGTTCGCGCAGGGGCTTGGGAGCGCCGTGGAGCAGCGCACAATCGCGTTTTACCGCTGGTTCGTTGATTTTCAGGATATGGCCTCCTATCAAGAGAACATGGCTCTGTGGCTGGCCAGCAACCAGAACGGCTATCTCTACCTGCAATTCGCCGATCAGCCTCAATGGCGGTTTGCCGCCGTCATCACCGGCTACCAGTTTGAGACGGAAAATTTCATTCCTCCGCCGTCCCCCGAGGACGGCTATCTGTGCCTGCTGGTCACGCTGACCATGACGGTCACCGACCGGACCCCGGACAATTCCAACTGGATATTCAGCGTGACGCCCTCTTCTTTCGACGTTCCCGTCAAGGGAGGCGAATACATCATTAATGTGGAATCGTCGTTCAGCCCTGGACCGGTAGGGCAGGGTTGGCAGATTGCCGACGTTTCCGAAGGATTAACCGTTTCCGATATCGTCAACGGCAACAACGGGATATTCAAGGTTATCGTCGCGGCCAATGAAGGAGACCAGGACAGGACCATGTCGCTCCAGGTCATTCAGGACGGAACAGGACAGGCTGTTGAGGTTGAATTTCGTCAGCTTCAACCCTCTTACTCATTCAGCCTTGCTCCAAGCCAGGTACAGGTCCCCGTTACTGGAGGAAGCTACCAGGTTCAGGTGACTTCCTATTATGACCCGGGGGAAGTCAGCGTTGACTGGACGCCCAATTCTCCCAGCTCTTCCGTTGTCATCTCCGATATCACGAACGGAAATAACGGGTCATTCACGTTAACCGCGGCGCCCAATGAAGGAGCGGCCGGCTCCGTCGTCGTTTCCGCGACACAGGCGGATTCCGGTTTAAGACAGACAATCCGCGTATTGAGGGCAGGACTGGTCACCCGAAATCATCAGCTTCCCCCTCCCGGAGGGGAATACTCGGATACTCCGATGAGTTATTCCTCATGGCGGTTTATTCCCTCGGACGTTTATCCGGACTTCCCGGCAGGCAACCCCGAAGGAAAGGGACTGACGCTGCAGGAAATCATCACGACGAACCCCACCAGCTCCAATTCCGGCACGTTAACGCTTTACCGGGTGGAAAACGGGTCTGCCTCTCTTCTGGCGACCAGCAATGAGGCGGTTTCCACCGGAGAGGGCGGTAACGTGAAATGGACGTTTTCTCCCGGCGTGGAAATCCGTTCGGACTGGCAGCTGGTCGTGGAAAACCAGAACGGCATCTATGAGCAGCATGCCATGCTGGAAAGCCCCCAGTCATTTGACGGTCTCGGAGACGAGTCCTATCCCGCGGCAGCCACGGCGCCCGGACGTACGTTCGGATTATCCCTCGTCATCCGCTACACTTCCACCGAATACCCATCTTAACAGAATAATCCATCATGAACAAACAACAACAAAACGGAATAGAACGGCTTTTCGTCGAATTTGCCGAAGAGTGCGGCAAGAACCCGAATCTGAAACAGGCAGCGCAGGAGATGCGTGAAGGCGTTTTTGAGGCTGCGGAATCCGCCGGCGTCAATCCTTCCCATGCCTTCGGCGTCATCATCCGCGATATGATGATCCTGGAATCCTTGCAGAAACGCGTGGAAGAATCCCGCAACGCCCTCACCGCCGGGAAACTGCCCGCTTTCGTCATCGAAGAAGCCCGCCAACAGCGATAACCCTCCACATCTACCACCATGGCCACCAAGAAAGAAATCGAAATCAAACTCAAGTCCACGCTGGACGGAAAAGGCGTGGAAGAAGCCAAACAGCAGATCGACGCGCTGAACAAGTCTACGGAGCAGTTGGATAAAGACAGCAAGCAGGCAACCAGGAGCGTGAAGAACATGGGGCAGGGGGCCTTGCAGGCTGCCTACTTCTTTGATGACTTGCAGTACGGCATCCGGGGCATCATGAACAATATTCCGGGGCTGGTGATGGGCTTCGGAGGCGGCGCAGGTCTGGCCGGCGCGATGTCGATTGCCGTTCTGGCCGGGGCGAAGCTTTACGAATGGATGGGGAACACGGAAGCGAAATCCAAAGAGCTTGCTAAGGCGATTGAAGAGGAAGCAGAAGCATTTAGAAAATTAAAAGCAGAGGTTGAAGAGACATGGCGGCAAAATCAAAACGAGCAAATTTTAAGAGAAGCTTTAGATAGTGCAAAGAAAATAGCTGATTATCGAAAGCTGGAATCAGAAGCCTTAAAATATTCTCTGGATTATCGTAAAGAATTGATTTCTTTAGAATCAGGAATCAAAGACGATGAAGCAGAAATTGCCCGATTAAAGGTAGAAGAAGATTTTGCAAATGGACTATTAGGAGAAGGATCAGATGCAGAACGAAGAAAAGCACGTTTGTTGGAAGGAATTGAATTAGATAGTCGTGCAAGGAGAAGAGGAGAAATAGAAGAATCAGCAAGTTTGGATGTATCGGATGCAGTAAATAAAAGAATAGATGCAGCACGAAGACAAAGAGAAGCTAAGGCCGCCTTGCAAAACGCATCTATTAATGATGATATAATGACCCTGGAAGAGAGACGAGCTGCAGAAGTTTCTGTAGAAGAACAGACTAATTCTTTGAGAAATGACTTATACGATTATTTAATATCTTTAAGGGATAAAGAAGTAAATTTAGGGGCTATTAGGTATAAACAAGTTAGCGATAAAAATATTTATGATGCAGTATCTCAATTTGTTGGCGGTAAAAATATATCTGATAGAAGAATTTCATCCTTGCTTGATAAATATGGTTATATCAACGCAGAAGATAGAAGAGATAAAATATTTAACACAGAAGAAGCCATAGAGAAGAGTGATATTGCCCTTGAAGATAGCGGATTCTCTTTAGGTAATGGAACTTCTGGCGAAGGTGGATATAGTAATGCCTATGCATCTTATGCAAAAACTATAGAAACTCTTGAAAAAGAATATGAAGAGGCGGAAAAATCTCTAATAGAAGCTATAAATGAAGAAGAAAAGGCAACGAGAAACTTTTCTAATATAAAAAAGAAAAATGAATCGGAAGCGGCAGTTGATGAACAACGAGGGAGGACCGCTCAAGCGCAAGAGAGAAAATCCATTAGAGAAGAAAGACAAAGAGAAGACGCCGAGAATGAAATTAAGGGGCGAAAAAAAGATATAGATAAGAAAACAGAGGAACTTAAAAAGAATAATGAGTATTTTTCAGAGGCTGTAGATAGGTTTATAGTGGAGGCTGGAAAATCTGCCACTGACCAACAAAAGGCACTTGTTAGAGCTGCATCTGAAGCTATACGTGGACAGGTGAAGAAAGCCGCTTCCGATGGAGTAATAGATTCTCGAGAATATGAACAAATTGGAATAGCGTTTAGAGACGCCTTAAGACAACAGGGCATTACTAATCAATCTATATTGAACGGACTTTCCGGAAACATGAAAGAAGCTCTATTACTGATTAACATTCAATCAGGAGAACTAAAAAATCTAAAAAACGGTTTGGATCAAATGAAAAAAGACTTAGAACAAGCTAAAAACAATATAGAGGGCTTAAGAAGAAGAAAGCATTGAAAAAAAATGAGGATATTGTAAATTCCCAAATTTATGCGGTATCACTATTTTTCCGGAAATGTTGTGAAGGGACCTATTGCTCTTACCGAGTTAAGAAGGTTGGTCGAGAGAAACATAATTTCTCCCGACACGTTAATTTGCGCAGAAGGTACAAAAAAATGGGTCAAGGTTTCGGAATTGTTATTTTCTTCTTCATTATTGAGGGAAAATAGTGGGATCATGCATTCCCCTAATAAGGTTCCAACTTGCAAAGAAAGTCATTCTGCTCTTGCCACAGTCCTCGTATTCTTAGCAACATTGTCAGTTGGTGGTGGAGCAATTATGGGAATAGCAAGTTTTATATCAGGCTTATCTATGGCTGGAATAGGCTATATCGTCGGGGGGGTAATTGGTGGAATTATGTGGTATACGTTTTATGTCCTATTAAGCAAAAATAAATAACTAGGACAGGTAAACGCATTGCCGAACCCGGCAAGATACGGTAACATCAAGCCATAACATAACCATTTTACAAGCAGCAGGAACCACGACATCACCATCAATGACTTGCTGGGCCTCAAGCCGTCGAGCCTGACCCACGACCAGCAAAGCTTTTCCGCCTCCACCATCACCGCGGTTTATCCCGTAAGGACTCTGGGGGAGGTCTTGCCCTTCCAGCAGTTCGACACTGTCACCATCTCCCAAAACGGGAACACCATTCTTTCCGGCCTCGTTTCCAGCATCGAGAAGGCCTACAGCGGCTCATCCCGCGCGTGGAAAATCGTCTTTTCCGATCCCTGGTATTGGCTGGACAACTGCTTTGCGCTGGATAACGAATGGAAGCCGGTCTTCTCCATGTGGCAAACCACCAGCAGCGGAAATGAAATCATCCCTAAAATAAGCATTTCTTCCGCGCTCTCCCGGGTGCTGAATCTCGCCAAACACCACCCGGCGGACTACGAGCTGCGTATCAGCGACGACAAGATGCTGATTCCGTGGAACGCCTCCTGCGATACGCTGGGAAGCCTCCTTCAATCCATCCGCCGCTGGTCGCCCCGGATGGTCTCGTACTACGACTACAGCGGAACGCGCCCCAAGCTCATCATCACGGACTATGACGCCCTGACGCCCATTGCGCTTCCCTTGCAGCCGACGGCGACGGTCAAGTCCATGGACGTCTCCCTGGTCCCCCGGGGCGACCTCGTGCCGCCCTGCGTGGCTATCGTCGCGGAAACGACCGGAAGCAACGGCTACCGCGTCTCCTACCTGTCCAAATACCCGGAGGACGGGGACCCGACCTTGCCGCACTCCATTGTTTACCGGACGTCAGTAGACTTCTACTACTCCAAGTACAGTTCTACGGGGGAACCTGTGGAAGACCCGCAGCCGGTGCAGGGCACCCGGGCCGGCAGCCTGTCCTACCAGCGCATGAAAGTGACGGGGACCAGGATTGACCAGAACGACATGATCAACAGTTTCTGGCAACATCACTTCCCGTGGATGAAAGATGTAGGGGCCATCGCCGTCTATGACCAGGATCCGACCATCACCGGAAAGCCCTGGGACGGAACGGAGGAAGACAAGCCGCGAGGCTACAACACCTCCGCCACAGGCTATGAACTGACGGACGGGCAAATTCATACCAAATCCCTCCGCCCGCAATGGTGCAACGCCACCGTCAAGCAGCGTCTTGCCATCCCGGAAAGCGCCCCTGCCAAGTGGAGGGAGAAATTCAAGAATGTGGGGACCCTGCAAGGCGTGCCCTGCTTCTGGGAAGAATTCTCGGTGGATCTGGTCACCATGGACCGCCCCTACGCGAGCTACCCCATTGACGGCATCTACAACGGGGAACAGCCCTCCAACGGGCCGGAAGAAGGGGAATCGCCGGAACCGTCGGAAGGAGTGCCCTATGGGGACATTGCCAAAACGGTCTGGGAATCCATGCAGGAATTGCCGTGGGACGGCTCTATTTCCTTTGTCGCGCTGGGAGAAGCGCAGACGCGCCAATACATGGGCCGGCGCGTCTCGCTGCTGGGAGGCAACCCAGAGTGGCAGAACATCAACACCATGATTCAGACGGTGAGCCGCGACCTGCAAACCAACGTGATTTCCCTGTCCTACGGCGCGCCAAATCAACTTGGGGTTGAAGATTTGCTTTCGCTCAATGAAATTAATTCCGTTTCTAACATTTCTTCCACGCTGGAAAACATGCAGGGCGCGCCGGAATCGACGGAATACGGCTTTGACCCCAAGCCGGAATCCCCCACTATCAGCCAGCACATCACCAAATCCACCGGAGAATCCACGCCCGCGCCGGAATACGGCTTCCAGGTGCGCTTGCAGAAAGATACGGAGGGAACCATCACCGGGGCGCAAATGAAGCCTGGCGCGCTCTACCTGAACGGCTCGCTGCTCGGCAAATACCCGCAGGGGGGCAGTTCCGGTTCCTCGTGGGTAACTATCCCCCAAACCAGCGGGGAAGTATGGCTCAACGTCCACTTCGACCAGGACGCCAAATTGACGGGCGTTGACGTCTCGGGCATTCCCGGACCGGTCTATCCGATCAGGCTCGGAGAGAAAAAGCCTGACGTCAACTTCGATTATACTTTCCTGATTGCCGACATCGAAGATGACCAGGTGACGCAATACGCCCTGGGAATGATTCAGATACCGGTCTTCGGAGGAACCTTCTACCCCTACGGACCAGCATGAGCCAATCCATAAACCTTCCATGTCACGAATGTCAGGAGGGCTATTATGAAAATACCTTCTTAAGTCTGAAATATACACTCCCAGATGGTTCTACACTTATAGTCCCAAAGGTCCCCGCTCAACATTGTAACCGGTGCGGAGATGTTAGTATTTCTTACAAAACTGTTTTATGGATACAAAAATATATAGAGCAACATCATGATCAGAATTTACCTATTCACCTATGCCGGCGACGCCGATGAAGCTCTCGTATGCGTCCGGTGCGCTTCGGCGGCCCTCCCGGAAGCCGTCATCACGGTGGTGGACGATGAATCCACTCCCATTGCTGAACGCGCCAGAACCGCCCTTGTTGAAGCCGGGGCCCGGTATTGTCAAACCAGCTGGCCAAGGAACGGCAACCTGCGCGGGCCGGACTGCGTCCGTGGCATCATTTCCACGCTGGCCCGTGGAGCGAGAGACCACGACATTATTGTCAAAATCGACTCCGACACGCTCCTGTTGTCGGGGGACTGGGTTCGCGACATGAGATACACCGGGCTGGTGTTTCATGCCTCAGGCTACCAGGTCCCTAGCCATCCTTCCGAACGCTCCGCCTATGGTCCGTGTTACGCCATCAGCGGCTGGGCGGCCAGACTGGCGGCGGAGGAACTGATGAAGGCTGACATCCCCGCGCTCGCTCCCGAAGACCTGACGATCTGCCGGACCATCCAGGGCCTCTTTCCCCCGGAGCGGATCAGGCTTGACGAACCCTGGACGCCCTTCAACAGGGAAGGGAAGTGGACGGCCTGGAACTGGTTCAGCATCGCCGTAACGCCGAAAAAATACGCCGGCTTCTGGATGGTCACCTTCGGCAACCCACGCCCAACGAACATTCCCAAATCCGAGCGCGCCCGCGCCATGGATGCCTTGTTCCGTTACCGGTTCCACAAGGAAGAAGACGGATCATCTTGTTGATGTCAACAACATGATCGTCTTAGGGAAGGAAGGCTAACGGGCCAGTCCGACGGCAATCTTGCTCATGGCCTCCTGAACGTCCGCCGAATCCGGGCGGAAATACACCCGTTCAATCTCTTCGGAGTCGTGGCCGACAATGAAGCGGCACAAATCCGGGGACACCCCTGCCAGGCGCAGGACGGTCACGGCGGTCGCCCGTAAGCTGTGGAAGCTCTTTTCCGAAAGACGGTGCCGGTCGCCTCTCACTTCCCCGGGCATCTCTCGGATGATTCCGTACGTTTTCAACAATGTCGTGAACTCCGTGGAAAGCTTGTCGGAACGTCCGCCGGCATGGGCATGGCGAAGCGCGGCCAGGGGAAACACATAATCGTTCACCCGGTTGACCAGACGCCTTTCCAGAACCTCTTTCAAGGGCTGGATGATCGGCTTGTTCATGCGGCGCCGGCTCTTCTGCGTGGTCATGAACAGGAAGGAGTTCTTCAGGTCAATCTGCTCCCATTTCAGCGTCGCCAGGTCTCCGAGGCGCTGTCCTCCGGTGTAGAGGCACACCCGCACCAGATCCGGCCATTCATCCGGGAACCGTTCAATGATGGTATTCACTTCCTCCATGGTGAAGGCGCCGCGCAGTTGCTTTTCCGCCTGGTGGTCCGCCCGGGAAGGCATGACGCCCCGGAACGGATTCCGGGAAAGGATCTCCCGGTCCACTGCGACATTGAACGCGGTGGACAGCGTGGACACATAGCGGATGACGGTTCCGGCGGAAACGCGCTCCATTTCCGTTTCTACAAAATCCTTGGCCATCCCTTTATTCAGGGCGGCCAGCGGCATATTCCGCCGGTCCCCCAGGAACGCCAGAAGCCGGCGGACGGCCATGCCGTCCCGCTCATAGGCCCGCTTCTTGTTTTTCCTCCCGTCCAGCCAGTCAAAAAGGAACCGCGTCACCGTCATGCCGTTCATGGTGGCTTTCAGCACGCCGGCCTGGTCCCCGGCAATGGCCTTCACTTTGTCCAGGTCGAAAACCCCGTACCGGGCTTCTTTCTCCATCTCTTGGGCCACCAGCCGCGCCCGGGCTTCATTCTGGGACATGACTGATTTTTTATTGGCTCCCGGAAGAAGCGCTTTGGGAACCACGTCGATGCCGGTGGTTTTCCGAAGCTCTTTGCCGTCCAGGGAGCGGAAGACGGCCACCCATTTGTTATTGCGTTTAATGATGCCTGCCATAGTGCTGTACAGTCCTTAGACAATGTACAGTCGCATGTACAGGGCGCTTTTTTCTGTCAGGCGCTTTCAGGTGCGCTCAAAACTGCGCAAAATGTAGGAAAATCAAGGGTCATTCCGTCACGTGCTGACGAGAATTGGCATCGCGTACGGGATTTAATGTCTTGTCCATAAGTTTTTAACGGGCCACATGTACAGCATACCGTATAGCACTTCAGAAAGCCGCGCCATTTATTACTACTCTGGAAGCTGTATGTAAAGGCCGGCATGTCATGACACAGAAAAAATGAACCCTGCGAGGATAAAAAACCGCCCGCGTCTCCCGACGCGGACGGAAAAGAATAAATAGAAAGGACGTAGTCAGGAATCTGAATACGTGCCTTTTATATCACATTTTACCCGTTAGGCAATCCTTTTCGGCGTTTCAGGAAACGTCATGACTTGTCATCCCCTGAACGGGAAATTGATGACAAAACGTCTTACCGGAGTCACAAGACATCAAATCTCATGAAAAAACAGGAATTATTACCCCCCCCCCGTATTTGTAACGCATTAAATATTAGCGCATTAGGAGATAAATTTTCAGCAAGAAAGGGTTACGTCAATGTCGGGTAACGTGATGCTTGTGTTTTTCTTGCTGGCTGTGATGTTCGGGGGCGCTTGTTTCGGCCTTGGCATTGTGGAGGGTTGCCGGCGAACCACAAAGAGGATCTTGCGAAACATCACTCAAAAGGATGAGAAGAAGAAATGAACTCGTCAATCTCCTCGTTTCCTCGTTCGGCGATCAAAGATTCCTTAGGTGTGCATATCAATGTAGATGTGTCTACTTATCTACATTACGCGCTTAATTCTAATGATGAAAAAAAATTAGGAAGGAGATCTGGAATGATGCTGGATGAAAAAAATGTAAAAAAGATGAAAAATAGTGTTGACTGGTGGTTAACCACCGATTATGTTGAGCGCATGCCAAGTCAACGGAAGATAGACAAAAAACAGATTTCAGTATGGATCCCCATCGTCCTCTTCCGAAAATTTCAAAAGAGAGCAAAAGAACTGAATATGACGATGACTGAAATCATTACCGCTTATTTAGTTCAACAAACTCAAAACGTAATCCTTACACCCGAAGATTATGAAAACATCGCCCGAGAAATACGAGAAAAAGCAAATAACAATTAACCTCCCTATTGACTTATTTGAGCAAATAAAATTGATTGCGCGGAAAGAACAAAGATCAGTTTCCGGGCAAGTAGTTTTTTTACTCGCGGGTGGTGAACCACCTATAAAAAAGAGAATCAAAAAGAAGGGAGTTTTTTTACCTATAGGTGGTGAACCACCTATAAAGAAAACCGAAACCGCCAACCGATAAACAACATGAACAACAACATAGTACCATTCAACAATGCCGCGCTTGGCTGTTCTATCCGGACAGTCATCATCAACGAAGAACCGTGGTTCGTCGCGAAAGATGTTTGCGATGCACTTGAAATTGGACGTCATCAAGACAGTACTCGCTATCTTGATGACGATGAAAAGGGGGTGTTTACTAAACACACCCTTGGAGGTCCCCAGCAAGTATCAATCATCAATGAATCCGGGCTCTACTCTCTGATTCTCCGCTCCCGCAAGCCGGAGGCGAAGAAGTTCAAGAAGTGGGTAACTGAAGAAGTCCTCCCGACGATACGCAAACACGGCATCTACGCCACAGGCGAGAAACTTCTTGAACTGATTTCCAAGCCGGAGAACGCACTTAAAGTTTTCCAAGCTCTCAAAGATGAACAGGACAAGAGGAAGTCTCTTGAAGCGAAGATAGAAGAGGACGCGCCCTACACGGAATTCGGAAAGAGCGTGGAAGTTTCCGAAGGCTGCATGCTGATAGGAGAATTCGCCAAGGTCCTTGCGCAGAACGGAAGGGAAATCGGACAGAACCGCCTTTTTGAGCTGCTTCGAAATGAAGGCATCCTCGGGAAGGTTGGAAATCGCCGCAACGTCCCGTCACAGGAACATGTGGAAGCCGGTCGTTTCCGTCTCAATTACCGGATTATCCAACATGCGAGCGGAAGAGTGGAAAGTAAAGCAACTCCGTATCTGACGCCGAAGGGTCAAGTTTGGCTGTTGAAGCGGATGACTGGGAAGAAAACCGAACAGAAGGAGGTCGAGAAGTGAAAGCTCTGTTCGCCCTCGTCTTGTCCGGGCTTGTTCTGTGCGGCTGTAATCCGCGCCCTTATGACCACATTTCAGGAGGGAATAAAGAGTGGATTATTAAGATCGAACAGCCAGGTCTTCGCGATATTTCTTTTTCTACTAACGACCCTGACTGCGTGCAGACAATAAGGGAATATAAAACTGATATTTATGGCTATCTGGTCACTAAGCCGGACGGAGAGGAACTCTTTATATCCGGCACAGCGAGAATAACACGAAAGGAAGTGAAGAAATGATAGATTTGCTAACTATTATTTTAAGCACCATTTCCATCACTCTTTGCATATTTGTTTTACTTACAACGAAAAATCATGACTAAAGAACAAACAATAGTAAGCCTACTCGTTGAGCTGGACAAAATGCTCAAAATCGAAACTCACTAGGACGAAGGTTAGAAATAATAACGAGTTATGAATGATGGCGTGTTTCTAATTCTTCTAGGCGGGATTATCGTATTTTTGATGCTTATCATATCAAATTTAGATGGACGTTAAACAATAAACCAATATAAAGAAAATGGATTTACCTCACGAATTAAAAGAAATTCCGTATAGGAATCGGCATCATTTTGCGTTGGTTAACAATGTTGACGGGATATTTCCAGGCCAAATTGTCAGACACAAAAGAACTAAAAAACTATTAGGATCGGTCGGAACAATAAAAGGGGATCAGATATCGATAGCTCATGTTTGTCCTGATTGGCATAACGCTTGGTACAGTACAGATGATCTTGAACCAGCTTTTCCGGGAGAATGCTGCGGTCTGTGGACATGGCACCAAGACGAACCTAAGTTAAATAAAGGAGATATTTCTTTCCATAGCTGGATGGTAAATCAAATTGTAGGGGAAAACTAATTATGACTAAAGAACAATCAACAGAAATTGAAGTTATCATGGATAAGAATAAAAGCATAGTCGACCTGCTCATTGAGCTGGATAAAGTTCTTAAAGTCGAAACTCGCAAGGATGCCTCTCCGTATTACTTGTCTTCCGACTCCGAAGATAAGATTTTTCGAGCGAAATACGCAGGGAAAATTTACATAGCCCGGCGTCTGTTAGGGTTGAGCCTTGAATGTAAACCCGGCGCATTATTGCCCTGCGAGCCAGTAGACGAGTTTTCCGACTTGGTGAATAAATCTCAACCCTCCGAAAAAAATGATCATTGAATACGACGACGAAGACCGGTGCATCCGGGTGGACGGTGAAGCGATCTCCTACGGAAGAGCCATAGGAATCATTGAAGAGTTGGAACAGGCTATCAGCGAGTGGGATCGTGACCATGACGAACCCGACGGGCACTACGACGACTAACGGACTTTTAACCAATCGCCCGGCCCAGGTGGGGCCTAAAACCAAAACCAAAAACATCAATAGGTATATAGAGTAATACGGTCTGGCAGGCGCGGGGAAACCCGTCCGGGCGGCCAATTCAGAAGAACGAACATGAGCGAAAACGACACAACCATGACCACCCTTGCGACCGCGCTGGAAACGCTGGCCGGAGTGTTGAGGGAGCTGGCAACAACGCCTGTTCCTTCTACGCCTGAATCGTCTTCCGTTTCCATTTTCGGAGTAACCGAAAAGAAATACGCTAAAAGCTCCACCTTAGCCACTTATTATGACATTTCGTCCCGTCAGATGGATAACATCCTGGCACGGGCGGGCAAGAATGTAAGAAGGCTGGAAGGAGTCGGAAAAGGAACCCTTTATAACATGGAAGACGTGGAAAAATACTTAACTAACAAAAGAAAATGACCACACATCAACACATCATTGAGAGGGGCCCCTTCAAGGGGATGGTGGAAACGATCACCAACAACCCGCACCCCGCCAAGACGGCGCGCTGCTACATGTGCGCGGCACCGCTGAAAGCCTCGACATCATGGATGTCCCTGGTAGGAGACCATCAGGACGGCGTCTTCACAGCGCGCTTTCTGTGCCCGTTATGCGCCAGGGAACGCCTCAACGGCATCCCGGACGAAGCGGAGCGATGCTGGAACTATACCCAAGCCGCCCAATCAGGGCCCCGGATTACCAAAATCCTCGCTTACCTGATTTTCTGGTGTGGACTGGTTTCTGCCGGAGGAACATTCCTCTTTTTAATTTTCCTTCTGCTTAAAAACCTTTTTTAACTGATTAACTAAATAAATAAAATGGAATTTAAAGATTGCACTGTTGGAACTAAAGTACACCTCGGGGGAGAAATCGTTGATATATCAAACGATAAAAAAGCCGTATTGATTAAGTGGGAAAACGGGAAGGAATTCTACATCGGCATTGACTTACTTGAACGAGATTTTAATCAATACGACCCGAAGAGGAAATTCCGAAAGGGCGATATCGTCAAGCCCGATTACAAGGGGAGGAAATGGGAAGGCATGCTTCCCGAAGGAGAAGAATATGAAGTTCTGGAAGATGAAGATGACGAGGGACTGGTACTCATTAAAATAGACAAAAGTATTGACCCGACCGGAGAAGGGATTGTGTCTTTTTCAAGATTGGTCTTGATTAAACCAGTAGAAGAAATTGAGAAGAATAATCTCTATTATATTGAAGAATCAGAAATTAGTTTTGATGTCCTCCGTAAAGGTATTGAAAAAGATGTCTTAGTCTATTCCATTTCTTTAGGAAACGGCAACGGAGTAAGCAGAGACGAAGCTAAAAAGAAAGCTGAAGAGCTTTGCGATGAAAAGAATCGCATCTGGCAGGAATGGCTAAGACAAGCGAGAAAAAATAGCCGGGTCAGCGGCAACTGAACCCGGCCTGTTAAACAATAACATATTAAAATAATATGAATAAGAATAACAACGTAAACACAACTAACACAGAAGCCCCAGCCAATCAAGCCCCATGTGTGTCCAAGCCGATCGCCCCCATGCTGGTGGAATTGGCGGAAAGGATGGGAGTCAACCCCTCCCAGGCATACATGACAATTAAAGCGACCATTGCGCCCAAAGCCACCAATGAGGAACTCATGGCCTTTTGCGTCGTCGCCAACCAATACAAACTGAATCCCTTCCTCAAAGAAATTTACGCGTTCCCAGGAAAAAACGGGGGGATAGTGCCTATTGTCGGCATCGACGGATGGCTGAAACTGATCAACACGCATCCGAAATTTGACGGCATGGACGTGGAAATGAGCGGTGACGGGGAGTCATGCACTTGCCGAATCTACCGGAAAGACAACCAACACCCGACCGTCATCACGGAATACTTGACCGAATGCAAAAAGAACACGGATCCGTGGCGCCAATGGCCACGGCGCATGCTGCGCCACAAAGCCATCATGCAGTGTGGCCGCGTGGCCTTCGGCTTCGGAGGCATCTACGACGAAGACGAAGGAAAAGACGTCGCCGGAGGAAAGAGAAACGTAACGCCGGAAAAAACAGACGGACCAGCCGAAGGGGAAACTCCCTGGAACAACGCTCCGTCCCCTGAAGAATTCCGTGAAGAACCGCAGGACGCCCTGCCGGAACCCGAGCTGCAGGACGACTTTATTCCGGGCCTGGAAATCCCGGAAGCCAAAGAATACGTAACCGCCAACATGGAGGACTATTGAAATGAGCCTGTCCAAAAACTGTATCGTCTACGAAAACATTTATCAGCGGTCGGAAGCCTGGTTTAAGCTGCGCGCCGGCCGTCTGACCGCGAGCAACTTTAAGCGGCTCCTGACTCCTACGGGAAAGAAACCCCAGCCAAGAACGCACCAGGAAAGGGGCCCTTGGGGAGAACTCATCATTGATCTGTGCTGCTCCTTCCTGCGACCCGATGAAATCAAGTGGGAAGGCAACCGTCATACGGACCAGGGAGAAGAACTGGAACCGGAAGCCCGGGACGAATTCAGAACCATCACGGGAATGACCGTCAAGGAAGTGGGGTTCGTTCTCTGCCAGGACGGACCGGTGGGATGCAGCCCCGACGGGCTCATCGTTGACCAGTCCGGCGACTACATGGCGGGACTTGAAATCAAGTGTCCTCTCTCTAAGACTCACGCCCTATACCTGCTCAACGGCGAGCTGCCTCCCGAATACCGTTCCCAGGTGCACGGATCCATGGCGGTGACCGGGCTGCGGACATGGTATTTTTTCTCCTATTGCCGGGGCTTGCGTCCCTTCCTGCTCAAAGTGGACTGGGACGCCTACACCGATCAAATCAACGAGACGCTGAATGATTTCAAGCAGGAATACCGAGACCAATTTGACGTCATCATGCCTCAAATCCGTCCAGCCGTAGAAGGGAGGGCGGCATGAGAATCAGGGCAAGAGCTATCCACCGGCCCGGCGTGATGAACAAGACCGAAGCCGCCTATGGCTTTCACCTGTCTGATCTTCAAGCAAAGGGACAAATCCGGGAATTCAAGTTTGAGGCCGTCAAGCTGATCCTTGGGAACCGCTGCTCCTACACGCCCGATTTCATGGTCGTCCGCAACGATGGAACACTTGAATTCCATGAAGTGAAAGGCTTTTGGCGCGACGACGCGAGAGTAAAAATCAAGGCGGCGGCTGACAAATTCCCATTTGTTTTTGTTGCAGTGAAACAAACGAAAACAGGCTGGGACGTGGAAACAATCCAGGAAGGAGAATCGAAATGAGCCCCGAAGAAAGAGAAAGAAAACGGCTCTGGATGGAGGAATACAACAAACGGAGAAAGTCCACTTTGGTTGATGATTTAAACGCCAAGTACGGCACCCATTTCAGCCTGGGACAGCATATCACCTACGCTGGGGGAAAATATATCATCAACGGGACTCACGGGCATTTATTAATCATCAAAAATGATAGGCTGGAAACTTTAGCGCATCCTCTTGATGTCTATCCGGCTATTAAACTGTCCGGCATCGTCACTTTTGACGGCTGGACCATGGGGCCGAACGGAAAACTTAAAATCAAGAAAGGATAAGCAAAATGAGAACAATACCTAAAGAATTCAATAAGCACGGTTATCGCTATACGCTTGTTTCACGTATCGGAGAAATTGCCATTTACAGTCAGGAAAAAGGAACCCATAGGAACTTTGAGGTCATGGTTATCCGAAAACACAAATATGATAACGACTTTACCGGCAGGAAAGCCGGAGATGAATACCTTCCGAGTCCTGAAGAATGGGGCACTTATGGATGGACATTGACCACTTATGAGGCAGCCGTTCAGAAAGCAAAAACCATTGAACAATTTAATCAGAAATAGATTAAAGCTAAAAATTTAAAGAAAGGATAAATAAGAATGAACAATGTATATTGCGATAAACCGGGCCATGGAGCTTACCCGCTCCGGGCTTGTGAAAAAGACGGTAAAATTTATGTGGACATGGATTCTTGCACGGAATGCGGGCCACAGAAAATGGAAGAAGAAGAGGTCTATCAGTCCTTTTTGGATAGACGGCGTATCCTTTCCAATCAGCTGGACAGCCTGAAATGGGATCTGGACGGATTAAAGGATGATAGCGAGTCATTAAAGGATGACGTGGATGAACTGATTAAAGACTATGAAAAAGAAAACGCCTAAATGCCCTCTTTGCGGCACACCTTTGAAAGCCATACGAGGATATGATGTCCATGGGATAACAACCGATTGGGTTGCTGGTTGCTACAACTGCTTCTTCCAGAGTTCCCATTTTTGGAAAACCAAGAAAGCGTGCATTGAAGATATGGATAGGCTTGTTTCTTTGTTTCCTCCCATCATGAGGGTCTGGCCGGGGGACAAGCTCGTGTATAGTGGCAGTATTTATCCCGTTACGATTGTCTCTAAAGACCTTGATTTATGCAAAATAGCCGTTCGCGGCTACGTAGGAAACGCTTTCATCATTTACTGTGATGAGGTGGAGCGATGGCCCTGGGAGCTTGATCAGAAAGGAGACCGGTAATGATAATTATTGATTTATTCGATATTTTAAAATTTTCAGTTTTAATCATATTGTTAGTTATTCTTATGATTCAATATATTATATTTAAAATAAAATGATTTTTGAACTCGCACAACTTATAGTTTTTTTAGCATCCATATTCGCATTTGGGTATTACCTTTATTTGGCGGGCAAAGCCAAAGGAGTTCTTAAAGCGATTGAAATTTTCTTAAAACAGAGTGAAAAAGAAAATGAAGATAACGCCTGAACAGAAAGCTTTTTTTGAGTACGGAGCCGCATGGGAAACAACTGTTGTTATCCATACCTTCATCCGTAGCCTTTTGAAAGATAAAGGCTATCAACTCTCCCCGGAGTTGTTGCATCATTACCGCGACGAGAAGTCACACTATGGAGCAGTTTTGCGTGAAGCATGGCAGAAGCGGGCCGAGTGCCGGGCGTGGGTGCCCTTGGAGAAAAGGGAATGCCGGACTTGTAGTTATTTGGAAGAAGACAACGGTTCCGAGATTTGCGAGAATTGCATGATTATCAATAGCCTTGCAAGTTCCTGCAATTGGGAGCCGAGAAAGGAGGGGGAGTGAAAGCCATTCTTGACGCCTGCTGCGGCTCCCGAA